CAAGTAAAAGCAAGAGCGGCGATGATGACCGCCATGCGTCAGAACGACCTGACGACGACATCAATAGCAAAACTTTTCGACTCTGACCACAGCACTGTGGTTCACCACACCAGGAAGCACGAAGCTAACATGGCTACATGGCCTGGCTACGAGAAAAACTACATCGCTGCGGTGCGGCTGTGTGGAGAGACGCTGAAGTACAAGGCTTGGCAATCCAAGCTTCATTCTGTGAAGGCAAGCATAGCCAGACTACAAAGTATGCAACGAAAACTAGAAGAAACAATTCAATCAAAGCAACATGTTAAAGTGGACTAAAAATGAACAGGAGTACATGCTCGATCTAATCAAAGAGCATGACGCGGCATCTGAGAACGGATTCGGGGTTATCTACGTTCAGTACGACAACCCAAATATCGACAAGATAGCCGAAGAATTAAACAGCGTATATGATAATCGAAGAACCCGCCACTCGATAAGAAAGCGAGTGCAGAAAATGAAGATTTCTGCTGACGTATTCTTTGGGCGTACCAAACAATCAGACGAACCAAAAGTGAAAGAACAAATATTAAGTGAAGTCTACGGTGTAGTAGATTACGAAACATTCATTAAAATTCAATCTTTATGAGTAACTACAAATTCAAGACAACCAACATCCGTGGTAAGCAGTATGTCGAAGTCAACGAGCGTATCAAGTTCTTTCGTCAAGAAGACCGATACAAGGATTGGACGATCATGTCCGAGTTCACCGTCCTCGACTCTGCACAATGCGTATGTAAGACAACCATCGCAGATGCTACTGGACGTGTTATTGCCACTGGACATGCACACGAAGTGCAAGGTGCATCTAACATCAACAAGACCAGCTACGTTGAGAACTGTGAAACCTCAGCGATTGGGCGAGCCCTTGCTATGCTTGGAATCGGAATCGACACTTCTATTGCGTCAGCTAATGAAGTCACGGACGCAATCGCCAAGCAAGAAAGCACGACGTCCAAGAAGGTCAAGCAGGTACAAGAGAAGTTCGACACGGAGCCGCCTGTAAACATCATGGACAAGGCTGTTGCTTACATCAAGTCGCAGACCGACAAGAAGAAAGCCTTCCAGTCCATCATGGACAAGTACGAGGAATCGCTTACTGCTGGACAGATTGCTGGCCTCCAAAAGTTTGTACGATGAGGAAGGAGCGATGGAACGGTCAGACGTGGTACATGCCACTCGATCAGACACGCACCAATGAGAAGCTTTATCAGCGATTCCGTGACCAATGCTTGAACTCGAAGATGCCCAAGTACTGGGTTGATGCAGAGAAGGAGGGCAACCCTGATTTTTCGGGGTTGTTCTTCGTCAAGCAGAAGGAATTCCCTGCGGAGTTTAACATCGCTGAGTTCTTCATCAACCGAAAGGGCAAACGATTTTGGCTGCTACCCTCACCGCCTACCGAGTGGGCAGAGATTGAGACTTACGAATACACTTACGAAGACGGAACACCAGTATACGATGAACTTATCTGAACAACTACAAGAACGGTACGGCAAGTCACACCTGTCGTACTCCTCGCTGAAGCAAGCGCTGGGTGACATGGCGCAGTTCGACCGCTACATGAAGGGAGAGCTGAAGTACAAGTCCGATGCGTTAGACTTCGGAACACTATATGATATGCTGTTGTTTGAACGTGATCAAGCATTCGAGAAATACATCGTGATGTCTGACAGCCAGGTATTGGCTAGGGTATCCGATAAGACTCGCAGTTCTAAGAAGCCCTCGATGACCTCTGAATACAAGGCTGTTGTTGCAGCTATGAAAACAGAAGCTCTTGAGGAGGGTAAAACTATCGTGTCGCATGACGATTGGCAGATGGCTAACGACATGATCGACAGGCTTGCCACTTGCGGATTACTTGATACGTATCTAGCGGGTGACTACCAGGTGGGGTTCCTAGAAGAACTCAATGGAGTGCAAGTTAAGGGCTTCTTGGACTGCCTTGGTGACGGGTTCATTAGCGATAGCAAGTCAGCGCGTAGTGCGGAGAAGTTCCGCTATGCAGTGCGAGATTTCTGCTACGACATCCAAGCATACATCTACTGCAAAGTATTTGGAATGAAGGATTTCTACTGGGTTGTACAAGAAAAGACTTACCCGTACCTTCCAGCACTCGTCAAGTGTAGCGACGAAACGTTATTCACTGGGGAGATGAAGTTCAATGACGCTGTGAACCGTATACGGCAGTTCCTGCGTGAAGACTACGACCCAGTTAAAGACTACCTTCAATATGAAGTATAAGAAAATTTTGCGCTGGACAATCATTATTGTTGGCGCAGTAATATTCGATCATTATTTTTACACCCTTATAACCAGTTAAATTCATTAATTATGAGTGAACAAAACAAGAAGTACGAGAGCGTACTGGTTGGTTGGGCCGATGAGCCTAGCTACAATGAAAACGGCGATTTGATGGGATGGAGCTTCCGTCTCAAAGACAATGAGCTGAAAGACTGCATTGACCAATACACCACCAAGCGTGATGCTAGCGGTCAAGGCGGTAACGTTCGATTCCGTCTCTTCATGTCGAAGAACGGCAAAGCATGCCTCAGCGTGTGGGACCCGAACAGCGAAGCGGCGCAGGAGCGTCGAAACAACACGGCTAAAACAGAGGATACCGAGACTATCCCGTTCTAAGCATAGTGGTTTTCAGGTTAGCAGGGGGGTGCAGGCGAAAGTCTCACCCCCTTTCTTTCCCCTTATCTTTACGCCATGGGTCAACCAATCTATTACATGACTGGGAAGGCTACGTTCATCAAGAACAAGCATCCCCAGACAAGAGACGTGTGGATTGTAAGCCGATACGATAACCCCAGGGATATCATGAAGCACGACAGCCGCACCATGTACAGACTCGATCAGGAACTGCTTACCCCAAAGGCCAAGCAACGTACCATCATAATCGATAGGGTCGATACCGTTAAACAAATAGGAACCACTGTAGATGTCAAAGAAACACAGCGATAAACAGATAGGCGGTGAGCATTACAAGCACATGAAAATTCAGCCAACTGAATTCATAGCTACAAATGACATACCGTTCATCGAAGGGAACGTAATCAAGTACGTGTGCAGACACGCCCAAAAGAATGGGAAGGAAGACGTTCTAAAAGCAATCCATTACCTGAACCTACTAATTGAATACCACTATGAGAGTAACGATGTTCGAGAGCCTGTACACGAAGCAGGCTTACCACATGCCGATAGCGCAAGCCCTGAATCGAATCAAAGAGGGGAGGTCTCAAACATTGATTGAAGCTGTACGCAATGGAGACAAAGACTTCAAAAAGAAATTACCTGTCGTCCTCTTCTCAGGGGAATTTGAAACACGTAATGACGAGGCGATTACGCGGCACAGCCAATTCATTGTACTCGACTTCGATCACATTGATGTTGCGGCGTCCAAGGCGCTTCTATCCACGGATCCTTATGTTTATAGCTGTTGGGTTTCTCCGAGTGGTGACGGACTTAAGGCGCTCGTTAAGGTAAGTAACCCTGAGCGACACCGCGACCACTTCCGTGCGCTACGCACGTACTTCCACAAACAGTACGACCTCGAAGTAGATGAGTCGGGCATCAACGAATCCCGTGCATGCTTCGAGTCATACGACCCAGAGATTGTAGTCAATGAGGGCTTCGCTGTATTCGGAGCAATGGCAACAGAGAAGTCTGAGTCTCAGGTAGCCGTGTCAAAGGCGGGAGCCTACACAGACTACCAAAAGATGAACATCGCTTCGCGCCTTATCCGCTTCTGCGATGACGGCGAGAAACATCCTACTCTGTTAAGAGCCGCTAAGTTTTGCGGTGGGCTCATTGCTGCTGGCAGGGCAGAAGAAGAAGAAGCTATCCGAATCCTCACGCGGGAGATCATGAAGCGTGACGTGGATGACGAAGTGCAGACAATTCGTACCATTAAGGACGGCATCGAACACGGAAAGCTTCGGCCTATCCATGAGACCATGGACGAGGAGAAGAAGATGCGACGTGAGATGGCTATCAATGATGGCGACATGTCCTTCATATCCTCTGATGACGAGGACTTCCGATGGATTGATGACTACGCCAATGGCAACATCGAAGTCGGTTTGGACACGGGTGACCCCAGTATGGACGAGTTCTTCCGCTACAAGAAAGAGTTCACTATCATCAATGGTCACAGTAACGTGGGTAAAACCACCATGGTGTTGTATCTCATGGTCAACGCTGCTATCCGTCATGGATGGAAGTGGGTAGTGTACTCCTCTGAGAACCGTACAGCGGCATTGAAGAAGACGCTTATTCAGTTCGCTATGAATAAAAACGTAACTTCTATGAATCACATGGAGCGCAAAAGAGCGTATGAGTGGGTAGGCAAGCACTTCACAGTCATCAGCAATAAGCAGGTGTACAGCTACGGAGATATCATCATCTTCCTTGAGAAGATCCTTCGCCAACAAGAAGTGGATGCTGTTTTCGTTGACCCCTACAACAGCTTAAAGCTTGATATGGGTACTACAAACAAGAGCAGTCATGAATACCATTACGAAGCAGCCTCTGAGTTTCTTACCTTCTCTACGGCTAACAATGTGGCCGTATGGTTGAACATGCATGCATTCAGTGAAGCCCAGCGTCGCAAAGGTGAAGACGGCTTACCTACAGCGCCATACGCAGAGGATACTGAAGGTGGTGGTAAGTTTGTTAACCGCGCCGACTGCTTCATCACTATTCACCGAAAGGTTCAGCATCCAGACCATTCGCAACGCAGAATCACCGAGTTTCACGTCCGTAAGGTGCGGGACGTAGAGACAGGCGGACAGCCTACTGGCCTTGATGATCCTGTTCGACTCGAAATGAACACATCTCGTACAGGATTTAGGGTTTGGCCCAAGCAAAATTTGCTGTTTGATGCTGTTGAATTGGAGGGTGGTGAGCAAGATGTAATAAATTTTCCTGTTAATACGTCGTTTTTAACGCAATAGGCTGTACCTTTGCCTTAGTGAAGCGAAACAAAAACGGGACACCGAAGAGAAAAACAGCCAAGAAGCGGTCTTTGGGGAAGTATAAAAGCGGGTTAGAAAAAACCTGCGCTGATCTTTTAGCTGAATCGGGGCTAAGTTTTACCTACGAGACACATGAATACATGCTCGTAGATAAATTCAAATACCCTGGTACATACTGGAAGATGACTACCAAGCGGAAAGACCTGTCGAATCGAACAGACTCGACGGTCCTTCCCATTAAATACACTCCAGACTTCGTAGGACCAAACGGAGAATGGGTGATAGAAACCAAAGGGTACACTCCATCGCATCATGATTTCCCGATGCGGTGGAAGCTGTTCCTTCGTCACTTGATAGACTCAGGAGAACCAGTCCCAGCTCTCTTCATCTGCAAAAACAAAGGGCAGGTGGAGCAAGCAATAGCGATACTAAAAGAACTAGGATATGGCAAAAAAAGATCTAACAAGAGAGCAGCTAAGTGAGAGCTTCAGCATAGCGTGTCTACGCTTGCACGATGAGATCACTAAGTTTTACGAGGATTTGCACGACAATGATGGGGGTCCGTGCATTAACCCTGGAATCGTGTCTAACATGATTACAGTAGCGAGAGTAATCATTAACCACGAACTCGACTTTATCAAGGAGGCTTCGTATCAACATTTCGAAGCCAACTATGATCAGTCAGAACAGGCGGAAATACTCTTCGGCGACGGGGAGGGTAGCTGAAGTTCGATTCATTCGAGCGGCAGAACAATTAGGCTTCCAGGTAACGAAAGGCACCAGGAAGGACGACATGCACTTGCACATCGATTACTGGCTTGCACACAGCGGAGACAGTGAGTGGGGTGTAGACGTCAAGGGGAACAACCTCCCTGACGAGATATGGTGCGAGTTCAAAAACGTAGCGGGCAATCCAGGATGGATGTATGGAGGCGCTGAGATAATCGCTTTCGATATGCCAGAGGAGGGTGGGTTCAGCGTTGTACAGCGTGAGGAACTCAAAGATTATTGCGAGAAGACAGTCGAAGATGTGTTCGTCTCAAACAAGAAGGACGCATACAAGAAAAAGTACACTCGCAAAGATCGGGCAGACGTGATAACCAGGCTGAACTTATTGGATATCAGACTGTTAGATTCATACAGAGTATGGGATTACTCTAAGGAGTTTTAGCTATCTTAGCGGTCCCTTTTTTTAACCTTTAAACATTTAAAACATGTACGATCCTTCACTTGTCCCTTGGGGCGAGGTAGGGTATGCTGTCTATAAGCGTACCTATTCCAGAGAACTAGAAAACGGTAAGACCGAAGAGTGGGAAGACACAGTTGACCGCGTAATCGACTCTTGCCGAGAGCAACTAAACGTTGGGTTTGAGAAGCACGAAGAGGCTGAACTCAAAGAGATTATGATGGGACTGAAGGGTACTGTTGCTGGGCGATTCCTCTGGCAGCTAGGTACCAAGACTGTGGACCGCTTGGGTCTGCCGTCACTTCAGAACTGCGCCTTCGTAGTAGTCGATGACCCTATCCGTCCATTTACTTGGGCATTCGAGATGCTGATGCTCGGATCAGGCGTAGGCTTTAACATCCAGCGAGAGAACGTATACCAGCTCCCGAAAGTAAAGAACCGAGTAAAGGTTGAGCGTGTAGACGCTAACGATGCAGACTTCATTGTACCTGATAGCCGTGAGGGTTGGGTAGAGTTGTTGCGCCGTGTGCTGGAGGCTTCGTTCGTAACAGGCGAGGACTTCACTTACGCTGCTCACCTCATCCGCTCCAAGGGTTCAGCCATCAAGGGCTTTGGCGGAACAGCTTCAGGTCCCGAAGACCTCGTATGGGGTATGGGTGAAATTAACAACATCCTAAATAAAGCTTCAGGTAAACGCCTGCAACCTATTGATTGTCTGGACATTATGAACATCATAGGCAAGATTGTTGTCGCTGGTAACGTCCGCCGATCAGCGCAGATTGCACTCGGTGACTGCGACGATATCGAGTACTTGCGAGCCAAGCGTTGGGACCTCGGTGGTATCCCGAACTGGAGAGCCATGTCCAACAACTCAGTAATCTGTTCTGACATCTCTGAGTTGCCTGACGAATTCTGGGAAGGGTATAACGGTAACGGTGAGCCATACGGACTGATTAATTTGGATGCTTCGCGTCGCATGGGTCGTACCTTCGAAGTGGAGTACCCTGATCCTGACGTACAAGGGTTCAACCCTTGTGCTGAGCAGTCGCTCGCTAACTTCGAGACGTGCTGCCTAGCAGAGATTTACCTCCCGAACATCGAGAGCTACGACGAGTTGCTCAAGGTAGCTCGTTACTTGTACCGCATCAACAAGCACAGCCTTGCCATCAAGTGTGCAATCAAGGAGACCGAGGACATCGTTCACAAGAACATGCGTATGGGTATCGGAGTTACGGGTTATCTTCAGGCTACCGAAGAGCAGCGCAGCTGGTTAGACGGTTGCTACAACTACATTCGAAACTATGACAAAGAATACTCTAGACTGGCAGGATTTCCAGCATCCATTAAACTTACAACAGTCAAGCCTTCTGGAACGCTTAGTCTACTTGCTGGCGTTACACCAGGAGCTCACCCAGGATACAGCGAATACTACATTAGACGAATCCGCATGTCAGCTGATAGCAGTTTGGCACATGCCGCCAGGAAGCACGGGTACCCTGTGGAGTACGTGCTGAACTTCGACGGCACAGAAGACAAGTCTACCATCGTAGTGAGCTTCCCTTGTAAGTTCCCGAAGGGTACGACGTTTGCTCAAGACATGACGGCTATCGACCAGCTCGAAGTCATCAAGCGCTTGCAAGCCGAATGGTCAGACAACGCAGTGTCTGTAACCATCTACTACCGCAAGGAGGAGCTGGATGCAATCAAGGAATGGCTGGCGCTCAACTACAAGCAAGTTAAGTCTGTTTCGTTCTTGCTCCACAATGAGCACGGATTCAAGCAAGCTCCACTCGAAGAGATCGATGAGGGCACTTACTTGGAGATGCGCAAAGGTGTAACCCCGATCACAAGTCTCGAACAGATTGATATGGACGAGGTGGAGATTGACGATTGCGAAGGAGGAGCATGTCCAGTAAGATAAAGCTGCTCATCGAAGACATCCATGACTGGTACATGTACAGGTTTGGGTGGAAGCGATACATGAGACAGATGGACCGCCAAGGCAGATGCTACAAATGTGGTAGAAAGCACTGTGAGTGTCACCTATACGATTTTTGATATGAAGCGTATAGATCAGTGCTGGATATCCCAGCTGTATTATCTTAGCGATGTTACACCGAGACGTGCTCGGAGTAGCGCTACCTAAACGGGAAGGGGCTTCGGCCCCTTTCTTGCTTCAAGGCTGGACGTTCTTCGCGGTAGAAGGGGTCAAGCTCAGCGCCGTAGCATTCATTCCCCCAATTAGCTAAAACCATCTGTAGGTCATAGATGTTAAAGATACCATCACCGTTGAGGTCACCTTCCTGCCAGTTCAGCTCTTGTATGTGTGAGAGCATGATGAGCAAGTCGTTCATACCAACCACTAAGTCTCCGTCGAAGTCCCCAGCACAAAAGGTTTCTCCAGCAATGCCTGGCCTAGCTATAGGGAGTACGGCATGCATGCGCTCGATCTGCCCTTCGGTGAAGTTCGTTCTGCATGAATCTACGTAGTAGTCCATGTGGTTGTTAGGCGTGTAGTCGTACAAACCAGGAGGGCATATAGGGTTCTCGCAACTCCAGTTGATCTTAGTGGGTGGCGTGTCACACACGTAGTCACCAGACTCTTCGCAGTCTCCTAGGTTCTGACCGCAGAAATCTACGTTTCTAAATACGTGATGTAACCCCAAGTAATGACCCACCTCGTGAATCAAAGTCTTGTTTTCGTCTCTAGGGTATGCAAGGTGGCCCCCTATGCGGCCAAATGCATTCGTCCTTACCCACACCCCCTCCATAGGCGTGTCTTCCGCGTATGCTGTCCATGCAAAGCCAAGGATACCAGAACAGAATTGAGGGAATACGTGGACATTCATAATGATTTCGCGGTCCCACACCAGGTCACTGACGTAATCATTCATTTCTGCCCACCCCATGTAGCTGTAGGGGACGCAAGTGTAGTATGGCTCCAGCAAAGCTGGGGCTAACTCAAACTCGTCGAAGTCGTGATACTCAACAGCTAAAAGATTGAAGCTAAACATAGCTTCTTCTAGCTCTTCATTCAGGTGATCATGAGCGTCGTATATAACAGGCTCAGGCAGGTAACTATCTGGGAAGCTGTCAGTGTGGTGGATGTGCACTACGTAGTTTACCTCAGTCCACGATGGTGAATCTGGTGTATACCCCATCATCCTTACTTCAGGGATTGGGACTTCAAATACAGCGCAACTGTCCTGCCCGTATGCAAACACAGGCAATAGAGTTAAAAGCAGATATCTCATTCTTCTTTGAGGGAGTTGACAAGTGTCTGTATCTCCTCAAAGGTAGCGTTTAGCTTGAGAGTTATGCCAGCAGCATATTGCTGTCTAGCTACATTATCTTTATACACGACGACTACTGGAACTGAAGCAATGCTGCTTTGGATCTCGTGTGTTTGATTTTCCAACCAGCCAAACACGTACTCACAACCGCTTAGGTTGCGAAGAGAATCCATCGTGTTAGACTTATTCCACTTAGCGTTGATCTGAACCACAGTCACATCCTGGGCAAGAGCCAAAGATGAAAGCGACAGGGCAAGTATTGAAACAATCCATTTCATTTTCTTTTTGCGCTAACGCTGATCTCATAAAGTCTTTCTTCAATTAAATCAAGCTTAGCGCCGTTCTCCTCTACCTTCTCTTGGGTGTTCATGATGGTCTCACGAATAAGCTTGTCCTTTAGGTCGTATTCTGTTCTGGTTACTACTGGCTCTGGAAGGCGCTTAGCCTCCTCAATTTCGCCCTGAATTGCGAACCACATGCCAGCCGCTGTCACTACGAAGCTGATAATCAAGACCAGCGTCTTGACGTCTAAAGTAAACTCAGTTGACTCGCTTACCTTCATTTTCTGGTTTTTTCTACGGTTCGACCAGCAAAGTATGCGCCGAACACAGTGAGCATCAGGATTTCTAACAAAGATACATAACTATCTTTTACGTTAAATGGCTGATTATCAAGGCTGTCTAGGAACATTGTGA